TCCACTTTCTACTCACTTTTAATTGAGTAGCTTTCATAGAAATCAAAGCTGTTGTGGGAGTTTTCCCCAAGAGAATAACAAAATGATTTGCGGTATTCTCAAGATAGTTACCGTTTGGTAATCTATCTTTAAAGGATTTATCCCGAGTTGCTTTACTCAGAATATCACTGCCGGCATCATGTATTGCTACCGGAGCTCCTTTACTCTCACCTCTGTCTTGCCATTCAACATACTGTCTTTTGTAATAGACTGGCAAAACTTCTATCCCCTTATTACCATCATAACTTTCATTAGTGACAGTATTGAGAATCATGCCTGGTTCTGTTCCCTCGACATACTTCCCATGTTTTTTATTAACTTCGGGAGATAGTTGTCCCAAGACTTTCAAAAACGGTAACGCAAGATCTTCTTGCGAAATGTTTTGAGAGCCAGCATTCGCATCAGCTTCAAATAAGTTTGTAGCTAGTGCGCCTGCATTTTCACGTTTCGTGACGCTTTTTCCATTGTTCATGGTTATTGTTTCCTTTTTATTGTTGTTTTATTTCCAATGAAAACATTGAAAATTTCCGTTGGCATAGGTTTC